ACGCTCGCTCCCCTTGTTAGCGGATTCATCTGTCAACAGCGAATCACTTACCAACTCGCTGTCCAGCTTACGTTTCCCTCGGATTCCTCGGGTTCTTCGACCAGTGCCATAATCGGCTCGTTGTACATTTCTGCCAGCTTACCGATAAGCTCCTCCTTGTTCGTCATGTGGGAGAAGATTTCGTTGATAACTTCCTTCTTCTCGAAACGATGATGTGCGAGGAACGCACCTTCAAACAGTGCCGGGAGAGTAGACATAGGCTTGTTCTCGACCTCTGCCGCAACGAAGCCCTTCTTCTCCATTTCCGTAACCGTTCTGCGAGTGAACTCAAGGACATATTCTTTATCCTTGAAAGTGAATTTCAACTGCTTTGCCATGATGATTTATCCTCCTTATTTTTCCTTACTCTGCGTCCATGCTGATAACAGTAGACGGGGCGATAGTGATAGTCATTTCGACAACCTCATTCGTGCCGCCGCCGTTAGCATAAACAGACAGAGAGCCTTTGAACTTGAACTTACCGCTGTCACCAGTAGGAGTGACGGTATCGCCAGCTTCCTTACCACCGAACCAAACGGCGAACTCCTTCTCTGTACCTTCCAGTGCTTTCAGCTTCTTGTACTCCTCGAGAGTATAGTTCGCAGTGAACTCAAGAGAATCGAGGGACTGAATACCCGGAATGTAAGTCTGCATTTTGTCAGACAGAGTAGTAGTTTCCAGCATTTCCGGCGCACCGCCGAGGTCGGGAAACTCCTTAATGTCAATCAGCTTCTCCCATGCGGAAGTGTTCTTCTGCATGAGAAAAATCTTGTAAGTGCTAATAGCCATGCTTGTTTACCTCCTATAAATAGTTTTGTTTTTAGAGACGATAGCCCTGTATCGAGCCACCATTCTGTAAACCGTTGCGTCTTCCTCGTTGGGAACAGGGTTCATAAGGGTTCGTGTGAAACCGAGTGCTTCCATCTTGGAATCAATGAGAGCGATGATTGCTTTACATTCAGTCTTCTTACCACTCGTTTTGTTAGAGTAGACATTGACCTCGTAAAGCACCTGTGCGTGGTTTTCGATACACCCGGAATCTCGAGTGTTTCGATAAACTTGATTGTCTGTCTCAATGAGAGAGACACAAGGGAAGGAAGGTGGAGACTTGACATATTCGCCAGTCATATAGATTTTCGGGTATTTCTTTCGCGCCTCTGCGGACACGATACTGAATACCTCTGTCTCAATGTCAATCACCCGAACACCTCCTTTGCGATAGACTGAATATCATTGCAAACGGTGGTGATTGCAAGAGCCATCGGCATACGAGCCGGAGTACCACGAGACAGCTTCAATTCGCCATTTTCGTAGAATCCCCAAACTTCTTTCTTACCGTTACCCTTACCGAATCCACCGATTGTCATTCCCAGTTCCGCACCGTGAGGGTGAGGGGACGAACCGGGAGAGCCATTATGATAGACACCAGCACCAAACTCAACCCACACAGCGTCTTCACCACTTGCGACAACGACAGTAACCGACCCTCGATTGTCAACCGACACATCGACTTGTGCGTATCGTGGAGAAGTTTGCCCTCCTTTGAGAATAAGCTCGTCAACGATTGCACCGCTGAATCCGCTTTTCGCTTCATCAGCCAGCCGCTCGGCTACTTTCTCTCGGAGGAGTTCTGTTTTTCTAAGGATTTCTTGTTTGTAATCAGCCAGCTCTTTCATAGCTCGGTTGATTTCACTCGTTGACAATCCGAATGAGATAACTTTTCTACCCACTGACAGTCACCTTGCTTATCGCAACCGATACGCTGTTCAAGCTCTTGGCTACCTTCTTGACGATATAATCGTGAGGAGTAATGACCTCACCATCATCGTTCGTAACCAAAGCCCCGGTTTCATCAACCTGTGGCGTTTTATCGACCCATAGCACTGTGTACTCGTCAATAGGGGGAGCGTCCGTCCCCATGACAATTACCTTGTCATAGCTCTCGCTTTCTCCAAACTGTCGGGTGCTTGTTTCACCCTTGGCGGCAGAGATATTAGCGGAGAACTCTACCGGGTTGTCTCGAATGATTTCATATTCCCCTGTAACATTTCCGTATTCGTCCGTCTTAGGGACTTTCTCTTTGTACAGAGCGTAGAAGAATTTGCTCTTGTTTCGTTCCATCATTCTCATTTAATCACCCCCACATGAGGAGTAACCACCTTGAGCATTGAGGAAGGAATATCAGCATTTTCATAGCTTCGGGAGATACCGTTCTCGGAATGAGAGGTCTGACCCTCCGCACCACGCTTGTTCAGCATATAAGCGGCAATCTCGCATTGGAGAGTGTCATACTGTGCCGGAACTTCCGTTACGCTGGAATCATACGGATATGCTCGATTGATGATTTTACGACCAGCCAGTTTAAGATAGGTGGACAGCACTTCGTCACTGTCCGAACCACCGACCATCGCTTTGAGAGCAATCAGCTTTTCTTCCTCGGTCATGTTGTCCACCTCCTTTACTTAGGCAATCTCGTAGAAACCTTCGGTCTTCGGGTTGGTCTTAGGCTTACCAACGATGTAGCCGTTGTCGGTCTTAGCGTAGTAAACCTTGCCCTCGGAAACCGTAGTGTCCGCAGTGGCAGTAGCAGTACCCTTGAAAATCTTGACTGCCTTGGTAGCGTCAGTCAGAGCGGCAAGATAATACTTACGAGAGTAAATATCATTCTTACGATGGTCTGCATCACGCTCCTGTTCGATTTCAACACCCTTCTTGTTGAAAATCGTTACAGCCTGTCGAGTAGCAACTACGACAGTACCCTTAGTAGCGTCCTTCTTGGTGTAAATATTCACACCAGCGACAGTACCTACATAGCCGGAACGTGCGTATGCTTCCACATACTTGAGGTCTTCTGCGAGGTTCTTACGAAGCTCGGCAGTATCAGCACCGTTAATGAAAGCGAACGTCTGCGGAGCTACCTTCTCCGGCTGATTGTCAGTGCTTTCAATGTTCAGACTTGCAACAGCGTCTACGAAAGCGGCGAAGTTGAACTTATCTGCAAGAACAACCATGGTAGCTTTCTTGAACTCGCCGTAAATGTCACCATTCACGGTGTTGAACAGGTCAGTACCCATGTGACGAGTGCCGACAGGAACGAGCATAGGGTCGGTCATTTCCTGTTCGTCAAAATACTCGAACTTGTTCTGTGCCATGAGAATCTTGTACTCCTCCGGGGTGTAAGAAACCTCAATGGACTTAGTGTTACCTTCGCCCATGCCGAGCTTTTCAGTACCATTGGTAGCCTTGTAGACGTTAATCTTGCGAATCATACCAGCAGTACCCACGAGAGAGTTATCAACAGTACAGAACTGCTGTAAATCGAGGTGGGAATTGAACTGGTCTTCAACCTCATTGGAGAGGAAGAAGTTGTCATAAATCTTATGAGCCATTACTCATTACCTCCTGTATCGTTATTAGTGTAGAGGGCTTTGTAGTCCTCGGGATTCTTCACAGAATAATCATATTTCTCCTGTGGAGACAGCTTACGGAACTTCTCAAGTGTCATAGTCTTGGAATCTCCGTCCGGGGTCGGTTTCGGTGTATCTTTAAGGGCTTCCGCACGAACCTTCTTCTCGACATTCTCAAGATGTTTCTTCTGATTGGCGAAGACCTTCTCGGTATCACCATCAGCCATTGCTTCTGCGGTAGCGTCAGCCAGCTTCTCCTCGTAACCCATGCCGAGCAACTTTGCCTTGAACTTGGAAACTTCGCTTTCACGGAGCAGTTTGTCGTACTTGGACTGTAACTCCTCACGTTCCTCCTGTTCCTTCTGCTTTTTCTGCTCGTCCTCGGTGAGCTTTTCATTCAGCTCCTTCTTCTTAGCCGCAAGCTCGGAAGCTGTCTTATCGAAAATATCCTTCTTTACATATCCGCTGTAATCGGGGTCTTCGGTCTCAAACGCTTCAAGAGCGGCGATTTTCTGTTCCGGGGTCATGTCGGCATAGCCGTCAATCTTGCTAATGTCAATCTTTGCCATGTTGAAATCCTCCTGTCTTTTAATGTCTTCTGTGACAATGTTTGCGGTTTAAGTCTTCTCTGACTATTGCGATTTAAGGCTTCTCTGCCTATATTCACAGCGGCTTACCGCTTAAATATCGTTATTGTCCGGGTTATTATCATCGTCCCCGGAATTATCGGGAGTGGTCTTCTTAGCCAGTTCAGCGGCTTTCTCCTGTTGCTCCTCGTAATACTTCATGCTCATTGTGTAAGCAGATTCAGCGTCAGAGAACATTCCGCTATGCTGGAACGCCAACTGTGGGTGAATCTTAGGCTCTTGAAGCATGGAGATAAGAACTTGAGATTTACTCTGAATGGCTTCGTAGTTACGGCGAGTAAACTTCATATCAATGTCACTCAACTTGAGCGTGAGACCGCCGAGGTCTCGACAGATACGAAGAACCAGTTTGAGCATTTTCTTTTCTGCTCGCTTGAATACATTCTCGCTGTCCTTTGCTCGAGCTTCTGCGTCAGACCAACCATCACGGAGCAACACGGCAGAACCAGTGTCACTTGTGGAAGAACCGCCATTACGGTTCGGCATACCGCAGATAGTGAGCATTGCGTTGTAGTAATCGTCCTTGAGGGTCTGCGATTGTGTCTGATTCAGCTCTGTGGTGACTACACCAACATCGGCGGATTGTCCGTCAACGGACTTCACCTTGATTGCGCCGAGCTGTAAGAACTCCTCGTATTCCTCCTTTGTAATGTCGCAGTTAATGAACTTGATAAAAGCCTGTACCAACTGCTCCATACCGTCCATACGGTTACTTTCCACATTGTTGATTGCGTCCAGTAGAGGAAGCACAATCTCAAAAGAACCGAGACGAGCATTGTTTCCCGGGTACTCGATAATCGGAATCATGTCGAGGGCATGAGGTTTGGATTCAACCAAAATGTCTCCGTCCACGAGGTAATAGCGATTCTCGGTATAAATCGAGTAGTGGAAAATCTCGTTATCGTCCTTGCTGTACTTAACCGCCATCAGCGGCTTGTTACCGATTTCGTTTGAATACACAACGAAGGTATCTCTCGGGTCGAGAGTGTAAAGCTCAAAAGGAGCTTCGTCTTCCTCACCCGGTTCATCGGGAAGGACAAGACGGAACGCCGTACCACAAATCATCTGCCACTCGACAAGCTCTTGGTCTTGAGCGGCTTTGTCCTCTGCGAACATATACTCGTTGAGGGTGTTAATCTGCTTTACGATTTCCTCGCCACCATTACGGCTAACGTACTGAATCGGCTCGCCACACAGATACCCAACCTTGAAGGACACGATTTCGTTTGCACGATTCTCGGTAATCTTATTGCAGATTTCGGGGCGAACGTCTTTGACACGGTTTCTGATTGGCTGGTCTCCACGGTAATACTTCCACAGGTAGTCAATCTCACTGCGGTTCAAATCGTGAGTAGCAAGAGCCTTACGAAGAACATCAACCACGTTTTCGTCCGTGATTTCTGTCACGCTGGTCTTGATAATGCGCCGACCGCTCATAAATCGTGTCTGACTTAGATACTTCGGCTTGCTCTCGTCAATTTGATGTGCCACGTTCCTTCCTCCTTTCTGCATACAAAAAAATGGGTGCATGACTGCTTGAGGTCTAAATTACCTCGTGCAATCATGCACCCATTTATCTCTAAAATTTGAGTGAGCATAAATTACTCACTATTACGCTTTACATTGTAACACACTATATAGTGTATGTCAACACCATAGTGCATACAATATGTTGATAATTGTGTGGAAAGTGTGGATAAGTAACACTTCTTGTGTTACCACGGTCTCTGAAAGATTTCAACTTTTGCGCCGGACAGACTTTGTGCGAACTCTGCCAGCATAGCCATACCATCGGGAACATCATCGTGCTTGTTTTTACCAGCCACAGTGTAAGAGCCGAGCATATCCATCATACGACCGTAATCGCTCTGACGTTTATACAGGCTATCGTCTTTGAACAGGCAGTGTTCCTTAACCCATGCACTGTTTACGATGATTTTTGTCTCCTTATTGGCAGTAGTGAACTTGGTCG